ATTCATCGCTGATGAATAGGTATCTTCTTTCATTAAATGAGGGGCGGTGTCAGTATCCAACCCCCCTGTAAATGTTCTTAATTGATTAGCCATAGTTATTCTTTAGTTCTACCAAATCCTCTTGCAATAACTCGTTTAACATCAGTTGTAGTAAGAGTATTGTTGCGAGAACGTAATAATTTATGTTGAGCGTCGTAGTTTGCTTTTGCTATTGCAGCATCTTGTTGTCTGTTACGTTTAGTAGCAAAGTATTTCCAAGTAATATACGCCTCTATTGCAGCTTGACCATTCTTAGGTATTTTGGTCATTGTATTAGCGTTACCTGTTGCCACATATGCAAAGTATAAAAAGTCACTTGGAAACTGTTTAGGACATACTATAATACCTTGCTCTACGTTAATTATAACAGAGTCTAATCTTGTACCATCGCCTAAACCAAATTGACGACCTTTCATCTGTCCCCAATCATTATATAAATCAGAGAAAAAGAAAGGTAAGAAACCTTGATATGGAGTAAACCAAGGGTTAGTAGGACTACCTACAGAACCATTTACATCATCACCCCAATTTTGAAAATCTTCATCTCCTAAAGCTTGATTAGGTATTGGATATATCCATAAATACAAAGTAGCACTTAATGTAAGTGGTGCATTAAAGGTTAACCCTGTTTGTGGGGTTACAGTTACTGTTCCTGTTGTACCTACTGTATTGTTTGTTACAATTGCATTAGGGTATATACCTTGAATACCAAAAGGCATCAATTGAGCTATAGCTGTTACTAATTCATTGTATTGAGCAGCCGCACCAGCATTTGTTAAATTAAAACTATATGTATATGCTTCTGCTGTTGTTGGCGTACTTGGTGTTAATACAACACTTGTTGCTTTATCTAAGCTATAGTTGTGGGGAGCAGGGAAAGGCATTAACCCTTTTAATACACCAACAGGTCTCCAAAACTCTCCATTTCTAACACCTACACTAACCCAATCTGTATAGTCGCTTGGCAAATTCCACCAAGACTGACCTTTGGGTTTAGTCAGGAATGTTTCTTGTATTAAATGCAAAGAGTTAAAAGATAATTCCCTTACAGCTTCAGCAGCAAAGGTATATGCTTTTAAATAGCTATGGACAGTTTTACCATTGGACAAAAGCCAATGGTTAACTATCTGATCTAAAGTAACATATGAATTAGTAGGTGTTGCCATTTAATTTTATTTTATAAAGGTTTCTGGTGACGCTTGGAAGCTTTCATCTCTTATTGTTCTTGTTTCGCCTACATAAGCTTTAACAACTGCATCAATTACAGCTTCTTCTAAATCTGGAGTTAATGGCAATACGCCATTAGATTGTAATGTAGCTAAATTAACCACACATAATTGCATTTCATATAAAGCAGCAAGGTTTGTTGCATTTGCTGTTTGCCAAATTCTTACATATGCACCTTCCCATGTATACCCTATTCTTTGAGTAATCATGGTAGACGATTCACCTGAACCTGTTAAAATATTAATTTGGCCAGGGGGAACAGGTATAAAATCATTTGTAGGGCTTAATTTAGCATTAACTCTAAAAACTCCCATACCGTCAGGTAAATATTGTGGAGTCACAGGTATTTTAATCAAAAAAGAAGGTTGACCACTTGTGCCTACCGCTGTTAAATCACTATAAGTAGCAATCATTACCCCTTGAGGTATTGAATCACCATCCATATTGTAAGTAACATTGAACATCTCTGCTTTAAGCAATCTGTTCATTGCTGACTCCATGTGCTTTTCTATTTCAGCATCTTGGACTCTATCGCGCGTACTTGGAAAACCCCCTGAGAGGATTCTTCTGATACGCTCTATCATTTGACCTTTTGTAGTAGACATAATTTAATTTTATGATGATGTATATTCTTGAGCAGCTAAATTGCTAACTTCTGCCGCGCTTAAATTAACTCCAATGTAAGCTAAAGCTCTTGATATTACTTCCATCCAGTATTCCTTACCAAATTGTATATTATTATTAGGAACACCCGAAGGGGTAGTAGCCGCAGGAACAATAGTATTACCAGATACGCTATAACCTATAACAGGAGTTGTAGGTTTTGAAATATATTGTATTCTTAAATAGAATGAATTACTTGTTGCAAATGCTTTATAGCCAGTAGGATATATTTGAATACCTGTATCTTCAAAAACGCAAATTGGAGCTCCTGGGGCTGTATTATCAACTGGATATAAAGAAGAGCTTAATGCATCAATTAACTCAGTAAAAAGATATTGCTCTATACTTTGTGCTCCAAAATTAGTTCCACCGATAGCAGTTCCTCCAATTGAGTATAGCCCTAATAAATAAGCATAATCAGGAACAACCGTAGTTAAATCTAAATAACTTGTAGCTGACAAACTTGTAGCTGGGATATCTTGTTTTTTTCTAAATGGTCTTAAGGCATCTAATGTTAACTGACTTGAACCATAGTCAGGAGTTGGAGCACCACCTTTTAATGCTTGAGCGGTAGAAGGTAATCCCCAATAGAAATGAAATAAATCTGTTTGACCAGCATCTAATGCTTGCGACACCTCTTCAGGGCTTAGAAACCCTCTTCTGTTCTTATCGCAAACAAAATTAATGAAATTATATACGTCAAATATTGTAGTCATTGAGCTTAATTATTTTATATAATACGCTCAAAACCTTATAAACCAACTAGTCTAAGTAGTGGTTTTCTTAACATAAATATTAAAAGAAAAGCTAATCCTAAGTATAATTTAAATATTGTCTTATTCTTCCTAACTAATTGATTATCTTTATCATACAACTTTAACTCTAAACTTTTGCAAGAATCAAGTAATATAGCTTCTTTAGCTTTATCTACAATGACGTGAGTTGTTTTTTTTTCAATGGTTCTTTCGGGTATTTTACCTAACCATTTAACCCATAATTGCCCATTATCTAAATAAACGCTAAAGTCATTTACTATAGTATCTAAATGGCATTCTACAGGCATTAAAACCCTAAAACTATCATGGATTATTGTATCTTTATAACGTATGTTATCTATAATAACTTCTTTCGTAACTGTGTCATTAGCGCATTCTCCACGCAAAATAACTTGTCTTTTAACTTGTTCATAATATTTAGGCGTTGAAAGAACTGTCTTAACAGGACTACAACTAAATAAGACAAGGCTAATAGTAGCCAATAAGTATAGACAAATAATTTTTGCATTCATAAATTACTTTTTACGTTTTAAGTTTTTCTTTATTTGAATTACATAGTTAATTATTGCAAGTAAAGATACAATAACACCTAATATAAAAGTAACATTTGTTTTATCTAAATTAGCAACTATGTTTAAAAATAAACTTGCTAATAACCAATAATGGTTTGCTGAAGAGTCATGAGTAGATACTTCCATTATAGTAAAATCTTTTTGTAGTTATTAAATCTTTCCAATCTATCAGCAAGTCCATGAGTTCCACCATTAACTCTTGAAGTAAGTTTAATTAATGTTTTATCATCTCTTAAGTTGTCAGTATCTGCTATTTTATTTAGGCTATTTTTATTCCAGAACCATATAGCACTTAGTCCTGCATATTCATCATCGGCAACTATATCTGGGTTGTCGTACACTTTGTTATCTTTTATATCTTCAGAAAATTGTTTGTAATTATTTTTACCTGTTAATTGAATATATCCACGACCTTTAAACTTCCAACCATCACCACTCTTTTCATCACCATTGCCCATACGGTTTGCATAAACCCTGTTAGCTATTTTTTCAGGTTGTCTATGGTATGCTTCTGCAGATGCAGCTGTAAAATATTTAGGAAAAACTTTAACCAAAGACTCTTTACTATAGTTTAAGTTTTCTGACTTGAATTTAAATGAACCTGATTCATGAGCTACTTGTGCTAAAAAGTGTGCTGCTCTAAGCGGTGTATCAATGCCATTTGCTGGCATTTGGTCTAAAAGTGGCTGAGGAACAATGCCTTTCAATTTATCAAACATATAGTATAATACGACCATAAAAAAACCCTATATACGTTAGTACATAGGGATAATTTTAATTGAAATACTTGAAAGGGAAGTAGAAACTCCCCCGTTCAAGATTTCAACACAAACACAATCTTAAGTTATTTTTTTAATTTTAATTTATGTTTTGATAGCAAACTTAAAAGTTCTGCATGGACATCTTTCCCTGCTTTTTCTTTTGAAGCCCAAGCAGCATATGCTTCAATGACTTCTTCAATTTCTAAATCAACTAATCGCATAATTTCGCCATTAGAATCAGACCATTTAAGTTTTCTTTCTTCTACATCAATATAAACTATATCTTCATCAATTGCTAAAGATACGCTTGCTTTAATATCAAATAATTTATCTTCCATTCTATCCATAAAATCTTCTGGATACTCATGAGCAAAACTTTCAATTTCAAAACGAACTTGCTCTTCGCCTAATTCATAATTATACCCTAATAAAGATGCTACTTTAGGTAAATCTTCTTTGGTAATTAAAGCAGCTCTTTTAATAGCTTCCATTTTAGATTTCAACTCATTACGAGCTTCTTTAGCTTCAGCTTCAAAGTCTACTCTTTCTAAAATCAAAGCAGTTTCTGTGTCTCTTAATTTATTTGATTTATTAAAAGAACACAATTCTAAATATTGAAATAACTCATCATCTTGAGAGTTACCTATTGTTAAGTTTAAGTATCCACCATTTGCACCAGGCTCTGTCCAAACTCTTCTAATTTTATTAGGCATAGGGTTGCCATAAGAATCAACACCGTCTAATAACCCTATTTCTACCCACTCTGATGCGTTCTCATCAAAGAATCTTGAAAATGATGGTAACATTAATTTTGATTGGAATATTGGGTTTGTATCTTCCCCAAATGG